TGTGGCCAATTCTCAAGAGAACCGAGATCAGTTGATAGGAGGCGGCGCCTACTACAAACCAAAGAAATTCAGACATTACTCCCCTTTCAATTCAGATAGGCGTTGTGTAACTCGCTTGTAGACTTCGTTGACCACAGCTTCGTTCTTCTTGCGCCATGTGTAATCTTCTTTGCCTGGGTCAGTCTTGGATTTATCTCTCTTGCTGGCACCAGTGCGCTTGGCACCCGTCTCTTCGAGATCTTCTTGAGCCTCTTCGAGTTCTTCCTCTTGAGCCTCGTCGAGTCCAATCTCTTCTTCTTCGACGTCGACCTCAAGCGGCTCGCCAGTCATTCCGTCTTCAGGGGGAAGTTCTAGTTCAGCGGCTTCAAGCTCTTCCGGTGCGGCCAGGTCGGCAGCGCCACGAAGCTTGTCGGCCAATGCATTGGCGGCATCAAGAGCGGCCAGAAGCGTGTCGACATCCTCGTCGGTCAAAGTAACCTCACCCTCGGTCTCGGGCGCGTCCTCTTCAACGTCAAGATCGAGATCCATTTCAAGCTCGTCTCCACCTTCAAGCTCTTCAGCTTCTCTTTCCTCGCCTTCTTCTTCGCCTTTGCGATACTCATCGACGTCGGCCTCTTCACGTGGCTCCTCATCCTCTTTATAAACAGGATAGTTCTCGTTAACGAAGTCACTCGCTAGCGGCTGCGTACCGGCTAGTTTCATGAACCGTCTAATTGTACCCTCTTGCAATTGGGTCTTATCTTCTTTCATCTTGTTCTCCTTGAAACATGTTTCTACCAGTACTTCTGGCGATATTCTATATAAATAGTTAAAAGGCTTTTAAAAGACTGTTTTTTTGCATTTTTTGTACTGCCTTGTCTTGTATCTGCTTGACCCTCACCAGGCTAATGCCCAGCCTCTTAGAAACCTCATCTAAGGTCATGCTCGGATTTTGCTCGACAGCAATAAGAGTGCAGTTAAGATCCTTCTTATAATCAATCCACAGCCGGCACTCTTTTTGACTACATTTTTTCTTGTTTTCTGAACAAGCTTTTGCACATTCTCTCATAAATCTGGATGCTCCTTTTCTAGTATATCAAATATGTTTTCTATATCATTTTTATTTAAACCAAATTTGTTGATGGTTTCTATTTCTTTTTCTCGCATTTTCTTCGCCTTATTTCTTTTGATGGCTGAAATTTTATTTGCTTTTATTTCATTGACCATCGCTAGCATATGTTCGTTTCTTCCGACGTAAGCCATTACGACCTCATTAAAGAAGTCTTTGATCCTAATTTCATCATAGTGTAGTCGTATCTTTAATTCTGCATGCAATGCATCTGTACTATCGAAACAAATCTTCTTGATAGTGTTTCCATATTCAACTTCAGACATTATTTCTTCCCTAAAATATGAGTATGACTTTCACCCAGGCCGGCAACAGTCTGTCTAACAAAGATTGCATTCTCTTGTAATTCTTTTATTGTTCTCACTCCAGAATATGAAAGGCCCGAAGCGATACCGTTTTTAATCTGCTGCAGCACATCGTTCACTGCGCCTTTGTAGGGGATCATCGTCGCCACTCCCTCATCAGAAGAATACTTTCCTCGCCAATCCATCTGTGCTTCTTTGCTCGCCATTCCACGATATTCTTTCTTAACACCACCCAACGTAACAACCTTCTTCCCTGGGGACTCGTCTGTTCCCGCCAGCATTGAACCAAGCATAACAAAGTCTGCTCCTGCTGCGAGAGCTTTTACAACGTCACCAGAGCTACGAATGCCACCATCGGCAATAATCTTTACATCGCTCTCGACATCGGCGCATTCAAAGATAGTTTGAAGGCCAGGCATACCATGACCGGTCTGAATTCTTGTGGAGCAAATGGAGCCGCCACCGACATTACATCTTACGCTGTTTGCTCCCCATTCCGCTAATGCCGCGAAGCCTTCACGGGTAGCTACGTTGCCAGCCATGATGTGTAGTGTGTCGCCTACCTCGGCTCTAATTGATTTAATGGCCTTTTCCATTAAGGTATGATGTCCGTGCGCAACATCAATACAAATAATGTTGGTGCCTGCGTCAAACAAGTTAACCGCCCGTTGTAGATAGTCACCGGAGACACCGACCGCTGCGGCGACGCGGGGAGAATAGCGCGAAATCAAAGTCTTACGAACATTGCGCACGATCTCACACTGTTCTTTAATAGTGTTGTATCGATGAATAACTCCTAAACCACCAGCGTCATACATCGCTGACGCCATCTCCTCTCCTGTTACTGTATCCATCGGAGAAGATATTACTGGGAGTTTCATATAGATGTTCTCCCCCAGTTCACTAGAGATGTCAACCTCTTGCCGACTTTCAATGTCCGAGTATTGCGGTACCAACAATACATCATCGTATGTTAACGCTTCTTCAAACTTCACTCACTACCTCCCATAATCTTAATAGCATATCTATTGGTGCTGTTATTGTATCTCTTTCGCCACTTATTAATATCTCATAATAAAAGTAAGGCTTCTTAGACTTGGGTCCAATCTCTTCCACGATCATAGCAGTCACTCCTGTATGCTTGTGCTGTATCAAGTCACCCACCTTCACTGATTAATTCCAAATTTTGTTTACGAGCATACGTGTTTCCCAAAGTTATATTGAGATACTGTATGCGCACTTCGTCAAGATGATCCCACGTTCGAACAACAATGGCATTCTCACCTCCGTTTAAACAACGGGATTTTACTTTAACGAGATCACCGACTTTCACTTGCTTCTACCTCTTCAATAAGCTTATCAAGATACCATCGAGCTTTCTTTAAGTCTTGTAGCGACTTTCCCTTATAGGGATGTCTCGTTACATACTTGATAATATTGCTCTCTGGATAATCCATCTTCCAAGAGCGAATGTAAGTATAAGTTTCAATCGTTTGTTCACCCTTCCAATTAATATTGTAGTGGTTTGGGCGATTTACTTTATCTTCTACCACTGTCTGGTCTGCTGCTTCCACATAGCCCTCCCCACCAACAATCCAACTATAAAACAAAGTATGTTCGAAGATAGAACAATCGAACCTATTACTATACTACTACTCATCTAGCCACCTTGAATGCTGTGATCACTGACCGAAAGCCTTCTCTGGCCATTTTAAAGTGTACACCATGTTCACCATGATCTCTAACTTCCAAAATGAATTTTCTGGATCTTTCAATCAGTTTGGCCGCATCTTTATTATTGGAATAAAACCAAACAAAGCCTTCCTTAAGATCTCCCTTATTGCAGTCGATCATCGATTCACTCTCAGAATCTCCTGCCTTCCCATGAAACCTTTTCTTAATTTCTCTTAGCGCTTTGTTAAAGTCTTTATCGCCTTTTATATATCTTTGTTCCATTACTCTTCCTTTTTATCTTCCAGGTGTTTCTTAAAATCATCGATGATCTTCAATGCTTTCTCCCAACACTCGGGGCAATAAAGATTAACTTTCTCTTCTTCCTGCCTTACAACTACGTTCCAAGACATTACCTGCTCTTTGTCCATTTTATCAAATGGCTTCTCACAAGTCAAACATTTATCTGATAATTTTCCAAATAAAGCGACTTTAGTTGCCATCTCTTTCTCGGCATCCTTCTTTCCTTTGGTTGCCTTTTGTCTGCTTAACTTTCTTTCTAACGATCCCATTACTTATCTCCTGTCGAGCCGAAGCCCCCTGACCCTCGTTCGGTCTTTTTATTTAGATTGTCCTCAAGTGCTTCTTCAACATTGCAATGGCTGATCGGAACCAGAACTGCTTGAGCAATCTTCTCGCCTGGTTTAAATGATTGTGTGTCTGGTCCGATGTTGTGAAGATTTACATACACTTCCCCGTCGTAACCACAGTCGACCACACAGGCGCCTACCAACAATTGTTTCTTTGAGGCGATTCCTGATTTGTTCTTAATCTCCATCATATAACCATACGGAACCTCTACCTTTATTCCCGTGGGGAGTAATCTAGATTCGTGTGGCGGCACAAAGAAATCTTTTGTACAATCATACAACTTCTTTGTTCCGTCTGGGCAATAAAACAAATCCATTCCGGCATCCGTTTGGTATGCTCGAACTGGTAGCTTTGCATCTGGTCGCATTTTATATACTTTTAAATTCATTTATTCTCCTATCCTAACATTTTAAAATTATACTTGATGGATCTCGTACTGAAACCCCACTGCTCATCGTAATCTAACTTACTCATATAAGGTCGATTAATATAGATGTGATCCTTTTCAGGCTTCACTCCCCAGCATTTAATGCTTGTAATCGTTGATGTGCTATCAATCACCTTAACAATCCAATACGTCTTTCCATTCTTCGTCTTCTTCGTAATGACTTCTCTCGGAATGAACCAAGCAACTCCCAAGTCATTATCCCATTCTCCGAGAGGTGGAACTTGGAAGTGATTAAGTTGCCCCAAAAGCTTCTCATTTAGCACTAAATCTAATGGGAAAACGCCTGTTAATGATACCAGATTACTAATCCTTTCTTCAATAGAAAAGTCGCCTTCTGGCTCGTAAAGTTGTATATTATCGGCAAGTTTTTTAGTGTTCAATGGCCGATCAACAATACACGCAGACCAGAAATGCTTTGGCCCTGAAAAGCGGTCATCGATAAGATCGTTTAGAGCTTCGCTCCTCGCCAGCACATCTAACGCTTTCTTATTAAGTTTAGAATAGACAACCTCTTCGTTAAAGAGAAATTCTTCAACAGTGTTAAAAGGTCTATGTCTCGTGATTTGTTCAATTGCTTTATCTCCTAATCCCTTCAAAGAAGTTAGTGGCTGAATGAGAGTTTTGCCATCTTCGCTAATCTCCCACACTGCGCCTGACTTGTTTACGTCTACTAACTGAATTTTAAATCCATACTTTTTCGCTAAGTTAATTGCTTTTTCTTTTCTGGTCTCCGGTTCTTTATCTAAGAAAGCCGCCATCCATTCAGCAGGATAATAATTAAATAGCCACGCACATTGAAAAGAGATGATTGAATAAGAGACGGCATGACTTTTATTAAAACCATAGCCACTAAAGAATTCAAACTTCTGCCACATCTTGTTTGCCCAATCCTCAGACAAACCCTTTTCTACACAGCCTGCAACAAACTTAAGCTTTAGTTTAGCTTTCTGTTCTGCTACTGCTCCTGTGCCTTTCTTTGTGAGAAGCTTCCGAAGCTTGTTGCCTTCATCCAAGCTGAAATCTTTCCCAAGCTTATGAGCCAGAAGC